GCGGCGTCTGTTTCTGGCAGTGTGTTTTCCCATGTCCAGAGCGTTGCGCTCAAAAGATTCTGCTTTTTGTTCGTCGACAAATAAAGGACCGAACCAGTCAACGAGCGGTGCAAGTGTGCGGTTAACGTACGAATGAGATGTTTTGAATTTCCGGGCAAGAGATCGACTGGACAATTGGTCGCGATCGTGATCTCTACACCAGGAATCGACTCGACTTCGAGGTGGTACTGAAAAGTCACAGGTTTCACCGGGCAGGAGTATTTTGCCACCACAGTACCTGGGTCCACAATAGTTCCCGAAGGGTTTTTCCCAATCAATTCCGCCGTCGTCAACCGTTTTGACACAACACAGCTATCGAGAATAGTTCAATAAAGAGCTATTTGTAAATTTTAATTGTTTTTAACTGTGGAACGATTCATTGAACCCTGGGGCCACAGTCTTTCAAATGTCAAGTACAAATTCTCAATTTCACCAACTGAATCACAGGTTCGTAAAGCATCAAGCCATTCTTTATCATCTTCATAAAGAATATTCCATTTTGATATCCACGCTTCTCGAATCAGTAGTAAGTCTTGTCTAAAATCACGGTCAAAGAACGCCTCTCTTAGAATTGCATTAATGCGTATTAAAACTGCTGGTGGCTCCAATGAAGGATTAGACTCTATCAGAGAAGCCTGCATTCTCTCCCTATCAAGGAGTGGGACATAGTAATTTTTGTAAACAGTAGTTGTACATCCCAGGAAAGGCATAATTCTAAAATGACAGTAATCAGTCGATAAACTCTCAACTTCAAACCCGCAATCAGGGTAAACCTTCAACATGTCGGTAAGAGTAAATGTTTGTCGAATAAGTAAAGAGTATGTAGACATTTTGTCATCGCCCATGACACAAAATGTTATCTCGTCAAGAAACCAGCGAATAAATTTGTCAATCTGAATATCTTCTGGCCTCTCCTTGTTGAGCTTACAATAAATCCGAACACCAAGAACAAAAGAGATGAGGATGTTTCCAAGGCAGTTAAAAACTGCTGTTCCCCACCAACCGGTGTTATTTCCAGTAAATTTCATGAAAACCTCTCCATCTGGTGTCATAATAATAGACTCAAACAACTCAGAAAGGAGATTTCTGGCACGGATTTTATCTTGATCTCGTCGAAAAT